GATTGGAAGAGTCGGATGCTCTAAAGTTGAAGAGTGGTTCCAACTCTATCCGTGTTAATAAAGTTGGTCGGAGCGGTCTGCGTATTGATGCCGAGAATGCTCGCATTGGTCGTGGATACAATCTACCTACTGAAAGGAAATAACTATGGCTCTTAGTCCTAGTATTGCTTCGTCATTGGGTCAGTATGGTGCTCAAGTCAAGACTGGTGCAACTGAGTTAGTCCCCGATGCGGGATTTGCGTTTGGTTGCATTCAGTTTGTGACTTCTGGGCAACTTTCTGCCATTACTGCTAGGGGATGGTCTGGTTCTTCGATTACTGGGGTTAGCTTTGCCGCTGATTCCAAAATCTATGGCCTTTTCACTAGCGTAACTCCCGCTGCTGGGGTGACGATTATTGCGTACAAGATTCCGTTTAAATCATAATTAAATGGTCGAAAACGCAAAAGCTACCTATTTGGAGCTTGCTTCGCAACGTCTTAGCTTTTTAACAAGAGCTAGGGATTGTGCGGAGCTTACTATTCCCACACTCGTTCCACCCGAGGGGCATAGTTACGCAACCAAATATTACACTCCGTTTCAAGGCGTAGGAGCTAGGGGAGTAAATAACCTAGCTTCTAAGCTTTTGATGGCTTTGCTACCCCCAAATCAGCCGTTTTTTAGAATGGCTGTTGATACCTATATGCTTAAAAAGCAGGGAGGTGACGATTCTTTAAAAACAGAGCTTGAAAAAGCTTTGGGAGAAGTGGAGCGGTCAGTAATGACTGAAGTGGAGACCTCCGCTGTTAGGGTTGGAGCTTTTGAAGCTTTAAAGCAGTTAATTGTTTCTGGTAATGCTCTTATTTATGTTCCCGATTCTGGGGGTATGCGGGTGTTTCGTATGGATTCATACGTGGTTAAGCGTGATCCTTCTGGGAATCTTCTTTATTTGATTACTAAGGAAAGCATTTCTCCAAACGCTTTGCCTATGGAAATTCGGCAGTTGATTCAAAAAAGCGATTCAAACACAAAAGAAAAAACTTTAGAGCTTTACACAGCTATTTGCAGGGAGCCAGATCATTGGTTTATTTATCAAGAGATTAACGGAGTAAAGATTCCAGGCACGATTGGAAAATACGCTTTGGACAAAAACCCATACATTCCTCTTCGTTATAATAGAATTGATGGAGAGGATTATGGGCGTGGGTTTGTTGAAGAATACTTTGGAGATTTGCGTTCTTTGGAAGCCTTGACCAAGGCCATTGTTGAAGGCTCTGCTGCCGCATCCAAAGTTGTGTTTTTGGTTAACCCCAATGGATCAACTCGGGCAAAGGTTTTGGCAGAAACTACCAACGGAGGGTTTGCCGCTGGTAATGCCGCTGATGTGACAACGCTTCAAGTTCAGAAGTTTAATGATTTTCGGGTTGCTCAAGATTCTGCAAACGCAATTACCCAGCGTTTGTCATTTGCATTTTTGCTTAATAGCTCTGTTCAGCGGGACGCAGAGAGGGTAACTGCCGAGGAAGTTCGGTTCATGGCTCAAGAGCTTGAAGCGGCTTTAGGAGGTGCTTACTCAGTTATGTCGCAAGAGTTCCAACTTCCTTTGGTAAACAGGTTAATGGATAGGATGGCCAAGCGTGGTCGTTTGCCGAAGCTTCCAAAGGATATTGTAAGTCCTATGATTGTTACAGGAGTGGAAGCTCTTGGGCGGGGTAATGATTTAAATAAATTGGACTTGTTTGTTGGTGGTGTTGGGCAGATTTTAGGGCCAGATATTTTAAGCCAATTCGTTAACATTGGGGATTATTTGAAACGCCGAGCCACCGCAATTGGCATTAATACTGATGGATTGATTAAGTCTGAAGAGGAAATTGCTCAATCTGCTCAACAAGATCAAATGATGGGAATGATGCAACAGCTTGGGCCACAAGGAATTAAGGCTATTTCAGATAATTTAGTTGCATCACAGAAGACAGGTGCGCTACAACAGGCTATGCAACAGGCGCAAGCCCCTGCACAAAAATAACAATAAAAGGAGATAAAAAATGAACCAAGGACAGGTAGTAATTACGTCACCCGAATCTGGGCCAATGGCTCCAGAACCCACTAATGAACAATCGGTTGTCACCTCCGATAATACTTCTAATCGTCCCGAGTGGCTTCCAGAGAAGTTTAACTCCCCAGACGAGCTTGCCAAAGCTTATCAAGAGCTAGAAAGCAAGCTGGGACAGCGGGGGCAGTTTGAAAACCAACCCCAACAGGAAGAGCAACTGGAATCGCAAAATCAGTTGCCTCCAGATTTTAGTCATTTTGGCAAAGAATATATGGATAACGGAAGGCTTAGTGACCAAAGCTATAAAGAGCTAGAATCACGAGGCATTCCTAAAGACGTTGTTGATGCCTATATTGCTGGCCAACAGGCTCTTCAAGAGCGTGAAGTTGGTGCAGTAATGAATGATATTGGTGGAACCGAGAATTTTCAAGCTCTTTCTAAATGGGCTTCAGAAAATCTTTCTCAAACTGAATTGGATGCTTACAATTCTATGGTGCTTGGTGGTAATCTTAATCAAGCTCGTATGGCTGTAAAAGGGCTTTATGCCCAGTATTCAGCTTCAACCTCTCAGCCTAATTTGCTTGGCGGTGTTGCTGGTCGGTCATCTGGTTCCGATGGGTTCCGTTCAACGCAAGAGGTTATTCAAGCGATGAAAGACCCTCGGTATAAAACAGATGAAGCGTATCGTACCGATGTTCAAAGCAGACTTGCGGTATCTAACATTATCTGATAAGGAGGATATAATTATGAACTGGATCACAGAAAATTTTGCAAATATTATGGCAATCGTTGGTGCGGTGATCGTGCTTGCCAGAGTGATTGTTAAGCTCACCCCTACCCCAGCGGATGATACCATTCTTGACAAAGTGGTTTCCGTCTTAAAGGCAGTTGGGCTTCATATTGACGATAAGTAATGTTTACTTGGCTCATTGAGCTAGTTATTGCATTACTTAAGTTCTTCATTACTGAAAGCGTTCGTGAGCAAGGAAAGCCCACTAAAGCTGAAGATGCCGCTCCTTTGCCTCCTTACTTGCGTAGTCGTTTTGTTGACAGGATGCGCCAGTACAATAGAGAGCAAAAAAGTGGTTTTTCTGGACCCTCAGACAACGATAATTAGAATGGGTCCTAATGTAAGGGGAAAAGTATATTTTTGGAACGGAAAGGAATGGGAGTTATCCCATACTGATGTCAACATACCAGAAGGCTGGTATGGCGGGAACGTTCCAGAGGAGGCCATGCCTCAAAAGAATTTGTCAGAGAAAGCTCCCAACCCGAAAAACGTGCGTTGACGAGTCTATTGCTAGACCCATCTGAGGATGGACAATCTTAAGATAGCCGTATTAACCAGTTCTTAAGGATAAGAGTTAACACGACAAAATCAGCCGAAAGGCTGAGTAACCAACTAAACTAAACGAAAAACAAGAAAGGGATTAACCAAAATGGCTAATTCTGATACTACTCCTAACCGCATTGGCCAGATCAATGCGACTGGGGACGCTTTTGCGTTGTTTCTCAAGACGTTTGCTGGTGAAGTGTTGACTAACTTTGAGACCAATACGATCTTCAAAGCTCTTCACACCATCCGCACGATCAAGAGTGGCAAGTCTGCTCAGTTCCCGGTTACTGGTATCGCTAGTGCGTCATACCACACTCCTGGCCAGAATATTGCTGATGCTGGAAACAGCTATCTCAGCACGATCAAACACGGCGAACGAATCATCTCTATTGATAGGATGCTCCTGTCGGCTGCGTTTATCGCTAACATTGATGAAGCTCAGAACCACTATGATGTTCGTTCGATCTATACGACCGAAATCGGACTGGCTCTGGCTCGTCAGTTTGACCAGACGATTGCTCGAGTCATCACGAGGGCTGCTCGCACGAGTGCCTATCTTGGCTTGAACAATGCTGGAACCAAGCTGGCGAAAGGTTCTACTGGTCTTGATAATGGCTCGGAACTTGCCGCTGCCATCTATGAGGCCGCTCAGGTCCTTGACGAGAAGAATGTCCCCGATGAAGGTCGGGTGTGCGTTCTCCGTCCGAAAGAATACTACCTGTTGGTGAAGGAACTGGCTGACCCCAGCAAGCCCTCGCCTGTTGGTAGCTATGTGACTGGTGATGTTGCCCAAGTTGCGAACGTTCGGATTCTCAAATCCAACAACGTTCCGTCTGACAACAATACCAGCACCTCTAACCAAGCCTCGACTGATTCGGCTTCTATCAACAGCTATGTTGTTGATATGACGGATACAATTGGTCTAGTGTTCCATCCCGCTTCGGTGGGTACAGTCAAGCTCCTCGACCTTGCGGTTGAAAGCGAGTACCAGATTGAACGGCAGGGAACCTTGATGGTTGCTAAGTACGCTATGGGTCACGGAATCCTCCGTCCCGAGTGTGCGGTTGAGCTATCGAAGGCGGCTAGCTAATAGCTAATTTAGGGGGTGTCACTCCTATGTATAACGTGTTGTTCCTGTGGTTTGGTTCATTTCTTCCACGGCTCCTCTCAGCACGTATCATAGGGGTGGCATCCCCTTTTTTTTGTTGTAATGTCTTTTTAAAAGAGTAAACACTATAGATATGGCAACTTATTC